GTCTTGTATAGTATTCTGCCAATTCCTTTACCAAAGGAATACCGGCATTGGCAAACATACGCGCATCACGCGCATTAAGATACCCATAAGCCTTAATTTGTCCAAGTGCATAAGTAAGGCGTTCTACTGGCGCACCCACTGCAGATGACATGTCAGCAAGACGACGTGTGGTATCTACGACATCTTTTGCGGCTACATCATAAGCGGTAAGTTGTTTGGCTGCATTGGAAAGTTCAATAAGTGTATATGGTGACACCAATGCCATTTGTGAAAGTTCGTTGAAAATCTGTGAACCTCGTTCCGCACTTGAAACAAGAATGCCCAATGATTTTTCAACCATTTCATATTCAGAACGAATTTCGATGAGATTCCTTACAAATTGCGTGCTTGCACCTACCGTAAAAATATAAGCAAGACGATTCTGCATATAGTTCCAAGACCTTGACAAAGCATTGTTGGCACCTTCCACTTGTTTTGTAGTTGCCATATACTTGTTCAAGTCAGTTTGCAGCCTATTTATTTCAGTATCAACTGCTTTCAAATTCTGCTCCGCCTTTGGGTCGGTAAGGTTTATGCCACGTTTGTAAGACTGCAACCTTTGTATTTTTTCCGCAATTTCGTCAAGTGTTTTTGTTGTACCTGCCATAGCAGATTCAAAAGAAATTGGGCGCGACATTGCTCGCTGCGTCTTTTTTGCCTCGCGCTGAATTTCTTGATATTGTTGAATCAATGCCTTACCGAATGGAGAATTTCGTTCCTCGGCAGTCATATTGTTATACGCACTTTGAACTTGTTTAAGTGCCATTTGCAACTTGTTATATGAAGCTGCAGTTTCATCTATCTGTATTACCTCTTTCGGAGTTATGCCTAACTTATTGGCAATAATTCCGCGCATAGTATTTGGGTTAATGTCATAATCCCAAGATTGTGGCGATACATATTTGCGCTTTGATAATTCTTGCGTGATTTGCTGTTGTGTATGCAATTGCCGTTGCGCAGAACTTTCTTGATTGGTAGAAGAAGATGTTGCAATGTTATTTTGCTTTTCTATTTCTTTTGTTTCTTTTTTCTGAATTTGCAACAATTGTTCTTCAAGAGGAATTACACTGTTTGCGCGAACAGTATATTCCGTATCAGTCTTGTATTGGTCACGCGACGGATAACGAACAAATCCTACGCCTTTTTCTTGCCAAGATTTGCTTGCTCTAATTTCTGATGCTTGCTTTCGTATGGTTTCCGAATACTCCTTTTCTGCGGCAGTGGCACGTTCAACAACAGTTGTTTGATTCTGCAACAATGAAGTGCCATTTTTGTATTGGGCATTTAATGCAGCAAGTTCAGGGTTGACTTTCGTAATGCTTGCAACATAATTTTCAAAAGACTTTCCTGGGTTTAGCACATCGCGCAAGTTTCCCCTTTGTTGTTCAAGTCTTGTAATCGTGGCCATAAGATTCTCAGCTTCTTCTTTGGCTTTTTTAAGACCCTCTTGACCCCAAGAAACTTCTTTCTTATTTCCAGTGCCGATTGCGAAATTGTATATGTCGATGTCTTTGCGAACCTCCACAAGCCTATTGCGAAGGTTTACAAGTTGCTTGTCGTATTGTTCCAATACGTCGCTTTTGCCAGATGCTTTTTGCATTGCTTCCTGCATCTGGTCATAAGACAATTTTGTTTCCTTGACGGCTTTTGTTAGTTTTTCATAACTTGCAGTTTTTTGCGAAGACGACCCATTGGAAGATACACCAAAATTGATTTTTACATTTCCAAGTTCTTTTAACCTCGATTCTATTCTGCCAACGGCATTGTCGAAAGACGTTGCCATCTTTTCAGAACCTTTTTCAACGTGTGACACCAATGCGTCAATGGATTTTTTCAACTCAGAATCATCCAAATGTCCGACAATTATCGTAGGATTGTAACTCATATCGTTTTATTATTTTTGAGGTTTCTTATTCTTGTTAATTGGAATATCATACTCCTCGCCTTCTTTTAATTCTGGAACATTAAATCCATCAAAGAAATTTTCGAGTTTCTGCTGCGCTTTCAAGGCTTCGCCGTAGTCGTTCCAAGCCTTTTTGTCATTTCCTTTCAGATATTTCGTGTGCGTATTGTCTATGGCCATAAATTGTATTTGTGCGCAACTTAACTTGTATAAGTAGTCATCAAGCGTATATTGCGGATATGCCCTTATGAAGTCGGCCGCGTCTGCAAAGAAAGTGCTTCCATAAATTGTGATGCTGTCTCCGCTGACTTCTTCTTCCGCGTCAGAAGTGAATCCGTAGCCATACTCACCGATTTTTTGAGTAAAAAAAAAGCAGATAGGTCTATCGACTTTATTGCACCTATTACAATAGCAGCCCATTGGTTTGCCTCAAAGGTGCTGTTCATAACCTTGTTCTTCATTGTGCTTACATAGCGTTCGTTCCGCGACTTGCCTTCCTCATCCGTCATGTTGCCGTCGGCCGTAAAAAGATGATTGCATAGGATAATAGCCATTATCTCACACATTGCATCCAAGTCGGTGCATAATGCCGTTATAACCTTGTTGTCGTTATCAAGTGTCTCGTCCGCTTTTCGCATGTCCATGCACAAACGCGCTATACGATAGACGCTGTAAAAGCGCATATTTTTTACGGTATAATCCTTTGTTCCCAAACGGACTAACGAAGGAGTATCGTTGATTATGTCTATTATGTCACGCTTGATGTCTATCGGAAAATCCTGCATGGCCAAATCGTTCTGTTGTTCCATTCTTGTAAACGTATTAAATTGTACTTTCAAAAAGCCTAACTTGTATGTAAAACAAAATGGGAGCGATAACAGGGAGACACCCCTATCAACGCTCCCGACGTTTACAAGATAGACTTAATCGTTAAGGATTGTGCCTTAGTTCTTGGTGTAATATACCTTACCATCTACGACCTCGGTGTCCCAAGTCTTGCGGTAGTTAGTGCCGTCTGATTCATACCAACCAAGAGATTTCGGATTGCTCTCGTCATAACCGGTAGCCGAATCATCTACGGCTGTGAACTGCGCGGCACTTCCAGTTCCAACAATGGCGTACATGTGGTCATTCACACCATCGTTGTAGTTAAGGGCGGTAATGGTGACACTGTAGTTCAGTGCGCCGTCCTCATCCTTCTTGATAGTGCCGACGGTCAAGCCCTTGTAGAGCTTCAAAGCATTGTTGCCCTTCTGGAAATCCAACTTCCATTCCCACTCCGAAGTGAATGCGTTCGGCGCACCCTCGTAGGTGTCGGTAGATGGGTCATAAGTACCTCCGAACAATGCAGGCAACTCGTCAAGGTCGTAGTTGGCCAACTCGAAGGTAAACGTAATTGGATTGCCTTCGTAGATAATGTCAAACGGAGCATCGTAGAACTCGGCCTCAATCTCAGTTGAATTAGGCTCGTCCTGGTTAATCGTAAGACCACGAAGAACACCCATAAGTGGAGTGTATTCGCCACTTGAACCTACCGCACGATAACCGAGCGCAGCGGTCTTTACAGTTGTTTTCTTGCTCATAGTTTTTTGTGTTTAAGAGTTAATAATTAAATTATGTTATTCTTGTTTGTCCACAATGACAACAAAAGATTTAATAAATGTAAAGTAAGTATTGTTCGCGTTACTTGTTACTTCATCATCCATCGAAAGTAAACTTTCTTCGATAATGTGATAATTGCCGTTAGATTGCGCAGATGCAGTACTTATGACTTCATTGATGCTATCCTCGTAAATTTTGTACTTTGTGTAGTCAAGCCGACCACGGCTAATTGGCGGTACAAATGCTTCGATAAAACACCTTGCACGTCCGTATGTTTGACCATTGAACTCGCTTTCATCGTTAAAGTCACCTACACGAATTACAATAAATCCGTCTGTGGTGTCAGATTTCGTGAGTTCTTGCGGCTCGCGCATAGAATATACGTTCTTTGTCACAACATCGTAAAAGAGGTTGTAAAGATAGTCATATATGTCTATTCTTGAATTATTAAGCATCGTATCTATACATTAAAGACCTGAGAATTTCTTCCACTTTTTTTCAAGTTGTGTCCTATTGTATTTTGCCACACTTACACGGAAACGCACCCTTGCAGGCTTGAGGTCTTTCTTTACCTCATCGTAGAATTGCGTCATAACCGCAAACTGCATAAAGCGTTCTGAACGAGGTATTCCAGAATCACCTCCGCCACTTTTCATCTTAAAGCCTTTTTCCCAATACCCCCAATAAGGTGCAAGTATCGCAAAAAAGACTCGCCATCCATTCGCGCCGTTGTTACCGTATTTTTGCAAATATGTTTGTGCTAACTGTCGGCCATTGACGGGAATAAGGTATTTTACATCATCCGAGAACCATTCGTGTAAATAAGATTCTTCATTCGCTTGTGCATCACGATAGAACCCACCATCTACAAGTTTTCCATCATAGGAAACACCCCATAAAAGGCTATCAAGAAGATTCCCAGTTCTGTCCATGTGATTTTGGCTGTGATACGTCTGTATCTTATTGCCAATTTCT